ATACGGACTGGTTGCCGCATATGTTACCCTGCTCATACCCAGCCACCGCTCCTCAAAAGCTCTCCGTTCCTAAATCTATCAAGATCGAACTGCCTAAGACGCCTTGGCGTGTTCTGCACGGTGATCTGAACGCTTATGTTGAACATGCTAGGTAACCAAGCATATCCTGTGTCAGGCCCGCCACGGAGGTTCGGCTGGTTTAACCTTGACCATGTTGCGAATTGCTCCGGCACTCCGGCGCTCACGTAGTTTTCTCCTTGACCAACCTCAACCGGTACGTAGTCAACGTCATTGGGTAGCGTCACCGCAAATTGCGTGACCACCACCGGGAGAGCGTTGAACATGAACTGCCCATAAGCATCAAAAAGCAGAACCGGCGGCGGTGTTCCCTGGTACCTTTCGGCATTTGACCCAGGCGCACCTCCAAAGTACATCTTGGTAACCGTCCTGAGGAAGTGTATGCAGGCTAGGGCATACGCTCCTTCCCTTTGGTTTTGCACCGTGAACTGGCCGTCCACCGAGAGTCGCAGCGCCGGTGTGCGGGTATATGATAGGAAATCTTGGTTAGCATGGACCAGTTCCATCGGTGTGTATGTCACGTCTTGCTGGTAATTAATGGTCGGTTGATACGGAAAGACCATTCCCCCCGTTGCGGCAAGGGGTGTCATCAACCCATCACCAAGCGTTTGGGCGGCCGCTGGATTCTTTGGCCGCAGGCGGACCCGGCGACCCTGGGCATCGTTAATGTTGGTGGTGTCTATCTCCGGATATCCAGATTGCGATCCGCCTATTGTCAGCGGGGTGGCGGTAACTATTACTTCTATACCGCTGTTAGCTACCGGTTGGGTACCACCCTGGCTCGTCGCCCTAGATTGGGTTCTCGATGTTCCGTTTCCTCCGCGGCCTGACATTTCAAGACTCCGATCACTTTCCAAGCGCACTTATGCAGCATATTTATGGACGAAGTTAACCCCCATGTTTATCAAGGTCCTTTTTGACTCAATATTCCAAAAACCGGTACACTGGTCAGTATTGATATCTAAATTACAAGGATCAAAAATGGGCTCAGCGCCAACCAAGGTCAAGTACCTAACCAACAAGGATCTCTTGGAGGAGATACACAAGAGCAAGCTAACTTACTGCTCGTTTGTTGACAAGGCGCACGGACGTTACGATTTGATCGTAAATGATGTATCGTTGATAACCGACAAGAGGATAGAAGACGCGCGACACAAGCGCCTTGCTGATCTAATAGCCCAGGAAAAGAAGCTGGTAACAAACAGCAAGGATTATCAAACATCCCTTACCTTAGATGATGCTCCGATCGAAAGCATAGTAATCAGGGTGATGACATACGATCACATACCGATAAATCCGGACAAGATCGGAAAAGCCAAGACTACCGCAGAAAAACACATAAGGTGCAATTTTCCACCATTCCAGCATTTCATCATGAAGGATGGCCAGCTAACCTGCGTGCTAAAAAGCCATTGGCAGGGAGGTATAGAAAACGGACATTTTTGCCGAGATCACGGGCGAATGACGAACAACCTAGCGATAATGTTCATGAAGCTAGTTGAGCGATACGGGCACAGGGGCAACTGGAGGGGATATACGTACATCGAGGAAATGAAGAGCCAAGCCCTGTTACAGCTGAGCCAGGTTGGTTTGCAATTCGACGAAAGCCGGAGCGAGACGCCTAATCCGTTCGCGTACTATACCCAAACGATCACTAACAGCTTCATGCGAATACTAAACATCGAAAAAAAGAACCAGAACATACGCGATGACATCCTGATCATGCACGGAGCGACCCCCAGCTATACCCGAATGGTAGACAACGAGCTCGCCCAAAAGGTCCCGCCAAAGGATTCCTAGGTCACAAAATCCACTGACATATTGTTGATACCACCCTTACCAGCTAGACTGTAGTGTCTATCATTGTAAGGAACCATCATGGCTCGCGACCCGGACTTCTCGAAGGTAGCCGTTTTTACAGATCTGCATTATGGCATGCGGAACAACAGCCGGGAGCACAACGACTGGTGTGAGCGGTTCGTTAAGTGGGTGATCGAGCAGAGCGAAGAGCGTGGCATCAAGACCTGCATATTCGCAGGCGACTGGCACCACGTGAGATCGGCTATCAATATCTCCACCCTCAATTACTCGGTAAGCGGGCTAAAGCTACTAAATGATTACTTTGATCACACGTACTTTGTCATAGGTAACCACGATCTGTTCTACAGGGACAAGTACGAGATACACAGCCTCCCATACATCACGCAGTTTCCAAAGATCCACGTGATCGATTCGATGACGGAAGTAGACGGCGTCGCGTTCGTCCCCTGGCTGGTAAGCGACGATTGGAAGAGGGTCCCGAACCTAAAGGCACCGTACATGTTTGGTCACTTTGAGCTACCGAGGTTCAAGATGAACGCGATGGTTGAGATGCCCGATCACGGCCTGCTAAACGCTACCCATTTTGTGAACCAAAAGCAGGTTTTTTCGGGACATTTCCACAAGAGGCAGAACAGCGGTAAGATATGGTACATCGGTAACACGTTTCCCCACAACTATTCGGATGCGTGGGACGACGAAAGGGGCATGATGTTCTGGACCCCCGGAGCGGATCCGATCTTCAAGAAGTGGCCAGGATCAACAAGATATCGAACGCTCACCCTAAGCCAGGTCGTAGAAGATCCGACCGCCCATGTGGATGAGCTCACTTTCGCCAAGATCACCATAGACATAGCCGCTAGCTACGAGGATGTACACTTCATCAAGGACCTGCTTGAGAACGATCTCAGGGCCAGGGAGGTTCAGATGATAGCCCCAAAGCTCGACGACCCGGAGATGCTAGACGACATAGACCTAAACTTTGAAAGCGTCGATACGATCGTCATTAGCCATCTTCAAAGCATTGACAGCTCGACCATCGACAAGAACGAACTCGTACGCATATACCAAGGTATCTGAACATGCTCACCCTAAAATCCGTCACCATGCGCAACTTCCTGTCAACCGGAAACGTCACGCAAACGGTGGAGCTAAACAAGGCCGGCCTAGCGCTGGTCCTCGGAGAGAATCTGGACCTCGGAGGAAACGGGTCCCGCAACGGTGTTGGCAAGAGCACCATACTCCAGGCCATTTCGTTCGGTCTTTACGGCCAAAGCCTCACAAACATCAAGGTAAACAACCTAATAAATCACATCAATCAAAAGAACATGATGGTTTCCATCGAGTTCGAAAAGGACGGGCACGCATACAGGATAGAACGGGGGCGTAAACCGAACTTCTTCCGATATGTGGTGGATGATAAAAACGTCGACGAAGCAACGGACGAGGCTCAGGGAGAGGGTCGAGAGACCCAAAAGGACATCGACAAGATCCTTGGAATGAGCCACACGCTTTTCAAGCACATCCTTGCCCTTAACACCTACACGGAGCCGTTCCTTAGCCTCGGCGGCGGGAAGCAAAGAGAGATCATAGAGGAATTGCTGACCATCACCTTGCTCAGCCAAAAGGCCGAGAATCTCAAGGAGATGATCAGAACGACAAAGCAGGGTATAGAGCAAGAAGAATTTAGGATCAGGACCGTAAAGCAGAGCAACGATCGCATCAGATCCACCATGGAGGACATCAAGCGCAAGGCAGACGCCTGGGACGAAAAGCATAGATCAGCGATCACGGACATCGTGCAGGCGATAGGAGAGCTCGAAGGCCTTGACGTGGATTCTGAGCTCCAGGCACACAAGGATCTGGAGCTATACACGCAACTAACGACCACCAGGGCGACCGTTGTCAGGGACATGGCCATGAAAAACCGCCATCTGCAACAGATGACCGCCCAGCTTAATCTCGTCCTGGGCAACTATGCCAAGGCGCAGGAACACCAATGCCCGACATGCGGGCAGGGCGTCCACGACGCCGAACACAACCGAATAAAGACCGATCTCGAGGCGAAGATAATCGAGCTTGATTCTCAGGTAAGGGCCGAGCAGGCCGAGGTTGATATCAGCACCAAATCGCTCAATGAGATAGACGAGGTGATGGGATCGATGCATAAGCCCAAGACCGTTTACAGCAGCCTTGAGCAGGCACTGAACCACAGGAATACCCTTGAGCAGCTCAACAAGGAGCTGGACAGGGAGACGCTGGCCATCAATCCGTATTCAGATCAGATAGACAGCATCTCCAACACGGTACAGGAGGTGTCATACGACACGCTCAACGCACTGGTACGGGACCGCGACCATCAGGAGTTCCTGCTAAAGCTGCTAACAAACAAGGATAGCTTCATAAGGAAGCGGATCATCGATCAAAATCTAGCATATCTAAACCTTCGATTGGGAGACTACCTCGATAAGCTAGGGCTACCCCACAAGGTGAAGTTCATGAACGACCTGTCGGTCGAGATAAGCCTGCACGGCAATCCGCTAGACTTTGACCAGCTATCAAGGGGAGAGAGAACCCGATTGATCCTATCCCTGAGCTGGGCCTTTAGAGATATATTCGAAAATACCGTACACGCCATCAATCTCGTGTTCGTGGACGAGCTGTTGGATTCGGGAATGGATTCAGCAGGGCTGGAAGGAAGCCTGGAAATACTAAAGAAGATGGAAAGGGAGAGGCAGAAGAACGTCTTTGTCATTAGCCACAGGGAGGAGCTCATATCAAGGGTGAGCGCCGTTCTAACTGTAATAAAGGAAAACAGCTTCTCGAGCATGAGCTGGGATCACGCCACGGCGGCGTGATCGGTATCGTCAAAGAACACGTGGTCTTCCTGCGCAAGGCACGCCTTTAGGTTGACCACGAAATACTCCCTGTATGGTAGGTTGTATGTGTCCGGCACTGGTTCCTTGAGAACGGCTATCTCATCAATGTTGTTGTACTTTATTATGAGCATCATCTTCTTGCCGCTGTTCTGGCTATCTTGCTCAGCTTGCTGCAACCAGTCGTCCCATTGTTTGATCTCCTGATTCATTAGATTTTTGAACAGGGGAGACGACTTGTAATGCTTGCATTCCACCGTGTAGGTAAAGCTGTGCGGGCAGATGATGTCACCGAGGTTGGCCTTTTCGGTATCATATGTTTCCAATCGCCGTTGATTGGTACCCCCGAAGAAGGATCCCGAATCGGAATTCCTGCGAAAAGCCTTCTTTATGCCGGTCTTCTTTTCAAACCGCTCGGACAGCAGATTCGCCATCTTGCGCTCAAAGCTGTTTCCCTTGTTCTTGCTGTTCATCCGTCCACTCTGCCATGCGGCTCGTTGCCATGCTATGTATTCCCGATATCGGTGCCTTTGCGACACGTGTTGACTTGTTTTTAGGGTAGTGCGTACACTAGAAGAGACTTAATCAGGAAGAATATCTATGATACACCGCAGAGCAGAACAACCTAAGAAAAGGGTTACCAACCAACGAACGTTCGAGCTGGAGCTCAACGAGTCGTCCCTTACCCATCTTTCATACTTCGTAAAGCAGGAGCTCGCCTATTACAATCAGCTGGTCGAGTCCATGACTCCCAGATTGCGTGCATTTCCGCAAGAACTGATAAGCATGAAGGATCGGGAGAAACGACTGCTAGAGGTTTGTGCGGAGCACGCCATTGATCCGCAAAAGATGATTCAGCACGGCAAGGACGAGTGGCCGGAGCATCTAAGGCAGCACTGGAGCCTCATAAAAGAACAGGATGGATCCATCAAGATCACACCTGCGCATGCGAACGTGATCGCCGCCGTGTCGGCACCGGCCCGGCTGCACGGCATGGTACGGCGCAGCATGGCGGCCGAGATGTTCAGGTACATGAGCTCGCAGGCCGAGATAATACTAGCCTCGGCCAAGCTAGCGGAAGGCCTCAAGGCTCCGTTGCAGATGCTACAAAAGCACACGCTTGAAACCAAGAGGCACCTGCAAATACCGGGGAAGCTGACTGAAATCGTGTATAATCGAGATCAAGACCGTAGCGAGATACGCTTACCATACTGCAAGCAACCCGTGGTGGTAAATGGGTACGACCTGTCGGAGATCCCACATCGATCGATCATCATACGGATGCCGCATCCGACCAATGGAGACGATCGCTGGTTCGTTGATTTCAGGGATTCGGACGGATACTCGATCAGCCTAACCGATCCAAACGACAGGCGTCGCAGAATGTAAAAAACGGACGGGATCTGTCGATCCCGCCCGCTACACTAGGCTCAATATGTGGAGCGTTGGCTCAGGACGTCCACAAGAGTATTATGTCTAAACACACGGATTAGGTCTATATCAAGATGAGATTTTTTCCAAATCCTCCTAGGATGGCCAAGGTGAGAAGGACCGAGCGCATCCGGCTATGCA